AGTGTAGCGTTCAGTATATCGTTGAATATCCTCTTTACTCGGTCCTTCTGCCATTAGTTTTAATTGTGCGTTCTTAAGCTGTTGTAATTTCTGCATCAATGGAATCCACAGATCTTTATGCTTTTTAAATTTTTTCATCCATAACCAATTACCAAAGTTTAAATAGAATCTATTATTCCAATCTTTATTTTCCCAGTTATCGATTCTTTCTATATCGTATTGGGTCCACAAATCATTTCTGGTTTTCTTATCAAAGTTCCAATAAATCATGTAAGCTAATTTGTTGTATTTCATATGTCCTCCCTATCCCATTTCATTAATAAAAAAATAATTAGTAAATAAATTAAACTTATTATTACTATGGTCAATAACAATTTCATTTAATTTTATTTATTATATAATATGCGATTATTGATGCTATTAGTAAACAAACGATACCATAACCTAACATACCAAAACCAAAAGTGGCACTCATTCCCAATCACTTTCTATTTCAAATGTCATTCGATA